TACTTAAGTTTTGTTGAAGATATATTAACAACTGGTGATGCTGGTGACGCATTGTTTGAATTGTTTCCAGATAGCGGTGCAAGTTCTAAAAAGTTAGCATTTTCTGGAATCATTACAAGTGCTGAATATGGTGCAACACTTGGAGAGACTCAGTTAATAAACATATCTTTCCAGACAACTGGTGCCATAACTTCAGATATATAGTAAATTAAGATTATCTCGCACTTAATTTATGGCAGAAAAAAGAACCCTCGACCTTTTAAAGGAGTCATTTGACCTCTCTAAAAGGCGCAAATTTGACGTTACAGATGATAATGGTAATGTTGTAGTCAGTTTATATTTCAAGGCCATTACAAGGGCTGACAGAGCCAGAGCAACGCAAAGGGCTGGCAGTGATGATCCATTAGTTGTTTCTACACATATGCTTTGTCAATTAGCAGAAAAAGAAGATGGTACAAAAGCATTCCACCCAGCAGATTTTGCTAACTTGCAAAATGAGTTGCCAGAAAATGTATTAAATGAAATAGAATTATTTTTATTTGGTGTAAATCAAAACGCAACGATTGATAACGCAAAGGAATCTTAAAGGGGGACAACTGGCTAAATTTTGAGTTTTTCCTTGCAACAGAATTAGGTAAGACAGTTAGTGAATTAAGATCACTGCTCACTGAAGAAGAGTTGATATTTTTTGCTGGATATTATGAATTAAAGTATGATAGAGAGAAAAAAGAAGCAGATGCAATCAGGCGCAAATCAAGATATAGTTAAAGGAGTTATTGTTTAGTCGTGGCAGTTTCTAATGTAGAACTTAGAGTTAATGCCACACAAGCTGTCACAGCGTTAAAGAATGTTGATGGACAGGCTAAGAAATTTAATACAACCATAAGCGGTACAAGTGGAAAGCTTAAAGCAACTACAGGAAGTCTTAAAGTATTACCAGCAGGGTTAGCAGCTACTGGAAAAGGTGCTGTTGTCGCTGGTGGTGGTTTTAGGGCTTTAACTGCTGCCGCTGCACCACTTTTGGGTCCACTAATTGGTATTGGTGCGGTTATTGGTGGACTTACAAAAACATTTGGAAATTTAGCTGCACAAGATTTTGCTACAGCGAAAGTCAAAACTTTAGGGGTTGATGCAGATGCATTAACACCAAAATTAAAAAGTTTATCTAATGAGCTTAGTGGTCAGGTATCATCTTTAGATTTGTTATCAGCTTCCTATGACGTAGCTTCTGCTGGTTTTGGTGAGGTGTCTGAACTAACAGATGTATTAAAAGCATCACAGTTAGGTGCTACTGGTGGTTTTTCTGATCTAGCTACAGTTGCTGATGCTACTACCTCCGTTATTAATGCTTATGGTTTGAGTTCAGATCAAGCGGCTAAATTAGTAGATGGATTTATTCAAACACAGAATGATGGTAAAATAGTTGTAGATCAATACGCCCAACAGATAGGGCGACTTGCACCTATAGCGGCTGGTGCTGGTGTAGGTATAGATGAACTTAACGCTGCAATATCTACTGTCACTGCTACTGGTGTTCCAGTTGAATCTACCTTTGCTGGACTACGACAAGTTATTGCTTCAATACAAAAACCTACAGGGGAGGCCAAAAAGGCGGCTGAAGCTTTAGGAATACAGTTTGATGCGGCTGCTTTGAAAAGTAAAGGTTTAAATGGTGTATTAAGTGACATTGTAAATTCTGGAAAAGCTAGTGAAGAGACACTAGCGTTACTGTTTGGATCTGTTGAAGCAAGAACGGCAATATTACCTTTGTTAAATGATAGATTAGTTACTTTCAATGAAAACTTAGTAAATCAAGCTAACGCACAGGGAACGGCTGCTAAAGCTGCATTTGAAGCACAGAACACTATACAAGGACAACTTACAAGATTAGGCTCTGCATTTACAAACCTAACTACAGAGGGATCTGAGTTTGGAATTGTAATAAGAGAATCTCTTAAAGTTGCTGCTGTCACTGTAGAAGCTCTTAAGAGCGCATTTGAAATTACACTTGCACCAGTGAGATTATTAGTAGGAGTTGTTAAACAAATAGGTACAGTTATTGGAGAAGCATTAGGAATAGAAGCAACTAATGTTTTATTCAATTTAGAACAGGGCTGGATAGCGATTAAAGAAGCAATTACAGAGGTAACTGGTCGTGCAGAATTTATTGGTAAGGTTATTGGTCAAGTCATCGCAGTATCTATCAGAAATATAATTCAATTACAAAAAAAAATTATAGAAGGATTTATAAAAGCTTCTGAACCAGTTGTTAAATTTTTTCAAGGGCTGCAAGAATCTGTAGGAAATGTAGCTGGTAATATAGTGAACTTTTTTAGAGAGGCTTTTCAAAAGCTTATTGATATTATTCCAGAGCCATTGAAAAAGTTGCTTGGCGGTCTAGAAATACCAAAACTTAATTTAGACATAGAACTACCTGAATTTCCAAATCCATTTGAAGCTTTAAAGAAAAAATTAGGAGAGTTAAAAGAAGGAACTATTGAATATTTTGAACTTGAAAAACTAATAACAGAGGAAAACAAAAAACAATTAGATGCAAAAAATAATATTGTTGCTACTAATGGACAATTAAAAACAGGTGTTGAACAATTAACAGAGGCCGAGAAAAATGCAAAAGAAGAGGCAGAAAAATTAAAAGAAACTTTTAAAGGTATCGGGGAATCTGTCAGGAGTGATTTAGTTGGAGGCTTAAGAGATGCTATCAATGGTAGTAAATCTTTTGGTGAGGCAATTTCTGGGGTATTAAATAATCTTAAAAATAAACTTCTTGATATTGCCTTAAATAAAGCAATCAGTGGAATAGGAAAAGCAATTAGTGGAGGTAAGGGTTTCGGAGGTGGTTTCTTATCTGGATTGTTTGGTAAAGAAAGAGGTGGAAGAGTATCTGCTGGTGGTGCTTTTGTTGTTGGTGAAAGAGGGCCAGAAATATTGCAGATGGGTTCTAAGGGTGGCAATATAATTCCAAACAGTCAAATCGGTGGAGGAGGTGACAGTATTACTAATATGATTACTGTTAATGTTGACGCAAATCAAAGTAATGTCGCTGGTAATAATGCAGATGCAAATCAACTTGGTAATCAAATTGCAATCGCAATTCAAACAGAGCTTATCAAACAAAAACGTGCTGGAGGTTTATTAGCATAATGGCAACTTTTCCAAGCATTACACCTCAATACAGCACTCAAGAAACTGTTGAACAAGACAGCTTAAGAATAAAACTTGGTGATGGATACGAGCAAAGATTTGTACAAGGATTACCAGCAAATAAAAGATTAATAAATTTATCTTTAACTTTTAATGTTTCTACAGCAGATGCGACAACAATTGATACTTTTTTAGATGCACGTTTTGATGATCAAGATGCTTTCGACTTTACTCCTCCTCATCATTCATCGGCACTAAAGTTTATTTGTACTAGAAGATCAAGAACTGCAATTCTCAACAACAGAGTTACAATGAATTTTACATTTGAACAAGTAGCAGAACCCTAATGGCTATTCCTGTATCTGAATTACAAAAACTTAATCCTAGTGCAAGAATAGAACTCTTTGTAATGGAGCTAGTAGAGGGCTTGCATTATGCGACAGGAAACCCATCTAATGTTCCTACAACATATAGATTTCACTCTGGCTCTAATATGAATAGTAATGCAGAAATAATATGGCAAGGCAATACATATCAACGATTTCCCATAACATTTGAAGGTGCTGAGTTTACTGGAAAAGGTCAAGTTCCAAGACCTACTTTGACAGTTGCAAACTTGGGCGGTATTACAAGAAGCGGCTCTGTTATAACTGTTACTGATTTAATGATAATTGTTAATTTAACTACCCCTCATAATGATTTGGCAGATGCCAAGATTACAAGAATCACAACTCATGCAAGTGAACTTGATGCGGCAAATTTTCCAAGTAATAATAATCCTTTCGGCACACCATCATCAAATGAATTACCTCAAGAAATATTTTTTATTGATAGAAAAACAAGTGAATCAAGAGAACTTGTACAGTTTGAGTTAGTTGGTGCTTTAGATCAAGCAAATAAAAAAATCCCAAAACGACAAGTAACAAGAAAAGACTTTGCTGGTGTTGGTACTTTTATTAATAGATAATGACTTATTTATGGAAACAAGATGCAATAAACCATGCAAAGGAATGTGACCCAGAGGAATCTTGTGGAATTGTTGGAAAGTTAAATAATAAAGAAAAATATTTTCCTTGTAAAAATATATCTACAGAATTAAAACTTGAATCTTTTATTATTGACCCAGATGATTATGCAAATGTAGAGGATGCTGTAGATGAAATAACAGGAATTGTTCATAGTCATCCGCAAAATATATTGGAATTTTCTAACGCTGATAAATACAGTTGTAAATCTATAGATATAACTTTTTATCTTGTTTCTCCGAAATCGGATAAAATAGCAGTATTAAATCCAGACGAAATAGATGCTTAAAAAAATAAAAGTTTATGGTACTTTAAGAAAATTTTTAGGTCAATCTGAATTTGAAGTTGATCTTAATACACCAAGAGAGGCTATAAGCTTTTTGCTTTGTAATTTTAAAGGTATAGAGCAACATATGGCACAGCAGTTTTACACAATAAGAGTGGGAGCAAAAATAATTACAGAGGATTTATTGA